AACAAATAGCCTACTAAAGCGGATGCGCCCGTACCACCGTTGGTACTGCTAACCGTTCCGCTTAATGAAGTAGCGGGTATTGTCGATGAGGCGGTGGCAGGACTTGATCCATTACTAAATAAGTAACCCGTTAATGAAGATGCACCTGTACCGCCACTTGCTGAATTTAGTACACCGCCGAGTGTTATATCTCCCGCCGTGGGTGAGCTTGGCGATAAACCTGTCGAGCCTGCGCTGAAGGTTGTAACCGCACCTGTGATGAACTGTGTCCACGAAGTACCGTTATATCCCTCAAAAGCTGACAGATCACTATTAAATCGTGTTATACCAGTGCTGCTTATACGTTGAGCAGTTGTGCCGATTGGGAGGGTTAGACCTGCGAAGCCGGGGATCACGGGGTTATTCGCAATACTAATCGTTGGGCTTCCGACTCCATTCCCGTTAGCCACACTGATCTGGTCAGTTGTACCCGTAATTGTGACTGGGGATATCGATGATCCGTTAATCGACAACATTCCCGTTCCTGTTGCATTGGCAAGCGCAAGCGCTAATCCAGTCAACTGAAATGTTGGATTTCCCGATACGCCGTCACCATTGGTGATGGAGACACCATTACCAGATGCAGTCAGTGTGCGTGACGTAATAGTATTAGCAGCGGTCTTTACAACAATACCCGTGGTGGCAGATTCTAGCGATCCGCTCGTGCCATTCAATCGAATTGTGTATGCACCCTGAGCGCCGCCGTCAGTAATGCCAATACCATTAACTGCTGATAAGTATCGACTATTGGGAAGTGTAGGCTGCTGTACAATAGTCAGAAATGTTTGAGTCTGTGTCGGACTTTGCGTAATCGCAGAGACAGTTGTCTGTACCGTCAGACCATTCTGAACAACAGGTACAAGCTCCGTGCCTGTGATAGCGCTTGGAGCTGTTGGTAACTGCGAAATTCTAATGTCTGCCATAGTACGTCACGGAGAAAGATTATTTAAATTTCCGTTATTCGGGCTATTCCCTTGTTCAGGGGATATTGGCGAATTTCCTTGTGTTTCAGTAATAATTGCATCGTTGTTAACCGCTATATCCGTATCGGGTCGAGGAAACCTTAAACTGATTTTCTCAGTCGGTCGCATCGGCAGACGATAAGGATCAAACTGATCAGAACAACTTTCACTACAAACTTTGATTGCAGGTATATTTCCGTCTGCTCTCATTGAACTATAAGGTCTTTTCATCTTGCAACGGTCGCATATGAAAATGCTTAACGTCGAATCCCCAAGCGTATCCAAAAAACGAGGCATGATGAAATTTTAACCTATTCCGTTGTTAAAACAAAGGATTTAACGAGTGTAATAACTAATGTTTGGCATTAACGTGATGGGTGATTTATCACGGTTCTCGTCTTGCGCCATCTGCAAGTGTTTTTCATACTGCTGCTCTGCATACTGAATGCGTGATGGATCAACTTGAGGCAATGAACAAGCCATCTGGTGCGTCAAACCCCACTGTATAGCCATCTGCATATACTGAGGAATTTCAATCTCACCATTGAGGTCTCCTACGTCCTGAACATAGCGATTCAGCCACAACTCTATCTGAGGCGTGATGCTGTTGGGGACGGGCCAGACTTGCATATTCGGTTGGTTGATCGTGCGATTCAGCCAATACTGTAGCGGACGGTATGCCGTGAATGACCGATTAGGCAAACTTGAGTAGTCGTCACGGTTCATGCGTGCCATAGGGATTGAGATCGGCATCGTGCCAAACACGACCTGATAGAACCCCATGTTTGCACCAGCAGTCTGTTTAATTCTCCAGAATGGGGCGGATGCTGATGGGTCTAGATCGTAATAAATCCATGTTCCTGCCGTCCAATTCACCGCACCGGGCGATTGAACGCTAACCCAAGTCGTCCCATCTTGTGAATACTGCAAATTAACCGTTACAGACCCAGTAATTGCAGGCAAGATTCCAATCGTGCTGATATAAACAGCGTTATTTGTTCCGTTTGCAATTCCAATTGAACCCGTGTTGCTAGTCAATTGGCAAATGCTCTGACCTATTCCGTCAAACGCATTTGAAGTCACACCAGAAGAACTGTTATAGCCTGTACTGACGTTAGTGAGGGTGCGATAATTGGCATTTAAAACGTCAACCGTACCTTGAGGCAAGTAATATTCATACTTGTCAGGCTGCAATCCAATCACAACCTTATTGATCGCCCAATAGTTTACGCCACGGTTTGCCAAACTTGAAAGAAGATAGTACAGGCTCAATTTTGCATCAAGCACCTGCTCGGAGGTAAGCTCTTCAGCTAGTTTTCCAGCACGTCTCGCACCCGCATCAATCATCTGTTGAACGCTGACTACGGTTTGACTTACGGTTCCGCTAGTTGACATCTACCACCCCGGACATTTCCATCGTTTCAATGAGGCTTTAGCACGAGGTGCATCGCCGCTTGCGTGCTTAACTACGCCGCTCATCCTTGCACAGAATGAATCTTTACGACTGCCGCCTTGTGGTTGTGGCGCTTTCAAGTTACTACCCGTCTCACGATTATACTTTGCACGACCTTTTTCTGTCAGTCCTGCGCCTTGTTTAGTTGATAGTTTTTCGCCTTTACTAATAGAAAGAGAAACATCACCGCCTTTTTTCATTTTAGCGGTTTTTGCGGACTCTTTAAATGCTTTAGCGGTTGGAGCACCTTTGCTTCCCGCTTTACGCATATGCTCGCCAGATCCTGCTGCAATGCGCTCTTGTTTGGCATGGATGTTTGCGTAAAGACCACCGCTTTTCATCTTTTTGCTTTCATCAGCCTTAACAAACTCTTTACCTACTTTTTGTGGAACGCCACCAAATCCACCCTTTGTATGGGCAGCGGCTTCCATCAATTTATGTTGTGCGGGAGATTTGCTAGGCATGATTATGTCGTCGGAGTAGCGTAATGTTTTTGCATTTCAAGAACAATCGTATATGCATCACCAGCCGATTGATCAAGAGTGGTGAAGGTAATTACACCTGTCTTACCTGCTCCTGCATTATTCCATAACCCACCAAAACCAGAAAAGTCTTGGGTGTAATTTATGTTTTGCGGGATTGTTCCAATAACCACTGGTGCAGTAGCAGCCCAATTCATTTGGACTTCTAAACCGTGAGTCATTGCGTAAACTTTTAAAATACTGACCGCATCACAAGCCGCACCTGAGTTAGATGGCAGCAATGCGGAAGGCGTGACCTTGGCTACCGCACTTTCGCCAGCCGTGTCTGTAGTGGTCATATAAAATTTCATGATGGCTATGCGCTCACCATCAAACAGCGTCTGCGAGGTTGCAGTTATAGCCATATTAATCTCCAGAAAGCAAGTTGGGGTGACCTAAGCCACCCCGATTCATTACTAGCAGTTGCCTTTTTTCATTGCTTTAAAGCCGCCACCGTCTTTACAAGCCATCTTAGCGTAACCACCATCAGCATACTTTTTCATCACACCGCCGGTCTTTTTACCGTATGTGCGATTGTAGCCAGCATTAGTCGCATCATCCATCTTCTGATCTGCTAATTGACGACGCATTATTTCTATATCAGCGTCGCTCGGGCTAGAACCCATTGAAGGTTTTGGACGATTAAGATTGCGCTCAAAATTAGAAGTAGCTCCTGCTCTTTCAGCCATGGCACGAGTAGCAGGGGTCAAAGATCCCGGCGAATTGCGGATTAATTCAGCTTCTGAATTTGTAATACTACCGCCGCCCGCCATACGAGCCTTGCCGCCCTTCTTGTAGCCACCACGGAACTGTTCAACAGAACCTGTTTTAGTTTTGTCCTTGGTGATCACGCCGCCTGTCTTCAAACCCTTATGCCCTTTTGAGGCAGGTTTATTCTCATGCGCCTTAAGCTCTTTCTTAATACCCTTAATCTCACGATCTTCCTTGGCTTGCATCGCTTTGCTTTCGACTTCACCACCCTTCTTGCGCATGAGAGCGCCTTGAGGTACAGGACGAGTCATCGGCATAGCAGGCGGAGAAACTTTTCGTGCAGTAGGTGGAAGAGCACCCATTTGACGATTAGCCATAGCCGCAACAGCGGCAGGGGGAACCCCACCGTCCATCATCTTGACTTTGCCGCCTTTTTTCAACTTTAAGACAGCTTTCTCTTCGTCTGATTCCATCTTAGGTGTATATTTAAATTGACCCATGATCTATACCCCTTTAGGCTTGTGTGACGCCAAGTGCGCCAGTACGGGTTGCGTTCGGACCAACCGCAATCGCTGGTAGCAAGATACCAATGACTGTGCGAACAATACCGTCCGAAGCCGTTGCTGGCGTGTAAGTACCACGCACATCACCCGTAGCGTTGGTAGCTGTGGCAAGATCTGCAGCAACAAACGTACCTGCATCCTGCGCCAATGTGTTGTTGCTCTTCACGCTTGCTAAGAAAGCCACATTGCTTACACGAACAGGAAGACCAATAACGTCAGTCGTACCAACCAAACAAGCCGTAGCAGAACCAGCAATAGTCACTGAGCTAATTTGATAAAACGCTTTCTTGCCGGGCACTGCCGTACCTGCAGTAGCTACAGTAATTAACTCGCTCATTGCCTGACCGTAGTAGTCAAAACCGTTTACGGTGAATGCACGAGCAGTTGTCGAGCAATTAACTCTAACCGCACGAGGCAAGTCTAACTGAATTACTGTTGTGCCATCTGTACGAACAACTGATTTAGTTGAAGTACCTGCTGTCAAGGTCAAAGCACCTGCGCCAGCGGCTGTCTGTGATGCTGCAATGTTGTTTGTTACCGCAGCTTGTGGAACGGTATCAAACACGTAGATACGACCCAATGGACCAACACCCAAGCTCATTGGCGAAGGATTGTCAAAAGGAATATTACCGTGAAACGTCAAAGCCGTTGTGTTAGCAATGTTGATTGCTTGGTTCAACGTGTAAGTACCTGTGCCGCCGCTACCTGTACCGAAAGCAGTGATATACGTACCGTCAGTCACGCTACTGCCGTCAAGATACATACCGACAACGATTGGTGCGCCAAAGCCCACTGCGGTAATTGTTAATGTCGAAGATGAAGCGCCACCTGTACCGCCAGTAGCTGTAGTGGTGTACGGACGAATGCCAGTACCCATGAATGTTTGTGCAGAACCTAAGAAAAGGTCGTCTGAAAATTGTGCCATTTTAATGCTCCTGTGGCTTGAACCACTCAGATATTTAAAAAAGGGCTAGGTTTTATCCCAGCCCCTTGTTCTACTTATACGCCTTGCGTACCAAACATTGAACGGGGATCCGTCCAAGAGATGATGTAACGCTCGGTTGCCTTGTAACGCATGGAGTCGGTTTCAAAATCACCTTCCATCGTCTTCTCAAGACCACGACGCATCATCAACTTCATACCCTCTGGGGCATCTGTCTGAACCCACCAGTTAGTCGCTGAAGTCAGACGGCTGATTACAGCAGCGCCTTCAGGTAACAGACCGATAGACTTAACAGGGTTGATGTCGTTGTTTGCTGTGCCAGTGCGGAGCACGGACTTCAGCAGAACTTCGGCTTGGAACACGTTGCCGGGCGCAATAACCAGCTTCTCTGGCTGAAGACGAATCTTCTTACCGTTGTTGTCAACGGCTTGACGAACCTGAATGAGCATCTGCTCAAGCGAAGTCTGTGACAGGTTAGCGGCTGTAGCCAACTGGTTGCTGAATGTACCGTTCACAATTGGGTGAGCAGTATTAGTCAGTGATACGCCGTCACCGCCGACATACGAGCTGTTAAACGCACGGTTAAGTACGTTTGCAGCAAGCAGTTCTTTGGTTTCAACTAGGGATTGTGCCAAGTGCTTTGCATAGACCTGACCGATACGGATGTGATCGCCGTCTTCAACCAAGACTTTCGTCAGAGCGAAAGCCAAGCCATAGACGTTGTACACGTAGCGCTGCAGGAACAACACACCACCTTGCTGATACGATACGGGTGAACCGTCAGGCAGTTGTGGAGCCGCTCCGAAACCGTACAGGACGGGTTCTTCGTGGTAGTTGCGTGGGATGCCCATCTGCTCACGGAAAACCTGTGACCATTCATCTGAGCGTTGATCGTACACACCGTCGAAACATTCGTTTAAGATAGGTTCGACGATGCTACGAAAGTCGGTACTGCGCATTGGAGCTGCCATTTTGCCGTCTCCCCTTAAATAGCGTTAACAGTTGCAAAGAACTGAGGCTTGCTGACCTGTACACGCACGATCACATATGGATCGCCCCAGTTATTATCTGGGTATGGTGCAATGTCAACAATACGGAACTGACCAGCACTACCTGAGCCAGCAAGCGTTGCCGACAGAGTCATCTGTGACAAACCAGTGGTAGTAGAACCTGCAGAGAAGTTGCTCAGGTTAGCTTCGTTACCAACTGAAGTTTGAGCGACTGTGCCGTCTGTTTGAATTTCATAAACGATCTGCTGATCATTGTAGAAATAAGCAATACAGCTGCCTGCAATATATGACGTAGAAGCTGGCCAGTAATTCGACACACGACGACGACCTGTAGTGTCTGTCCACTCAACACCAGCAAATGCACCTGAAACCAGACCGCTGTTTGTGGTTGTGTCGAGAACGGGCAGAATCACGCCAGCGTTAGGGGAATATTGAACAGCTTGACCTTTCAGGATGGCAGTGCCGTAACCTGAAGTAATACCGTTAGCAAGAGCCTGAGCACGTTCCAAACCAGTTGGGAAGTACGCTGGGCGCAAGCCGAATGGTGCGGAGGTTGCACTCATTATGATGCTCCTAAAAATGTTTAAATGAAATTTTGGTTTTCGCTTTATTCAAAGCTAGCAGCAAAATTGCCAAATAACGCAATTTTTAGGACTGAATTTTGATCGAGTCACCCGTTTTATACAAAACGAGCGGCTCTTTCACAAAATTATAGTCTAAAAAATACTAAAAGCCAAGGATTAGCTGAAAATTGGCAGTTGTACACCACTTTCGTCAGGCAAACCGCCCTCAATTGCACCCATCGCCTTGCC